GCAAATAGTAACTAAATACGAAAAACAAGCCATAGAAAATCTAATAAAAGTATATAACGAATTAAAAGAATATGCTAATTGGGAGATAGAACATTATACAGAAGATATAGCTGACTATATCGATGATGATAAAATAGGAAATGCTGGTATTATTGGAGAAATAAAGGAACAAAGAGAACATTGGAAAGACATTATTAGAATATTGAATAACGAAAAAACTTATATAGACTATAAAAATTATTAAAAGGAGTAATAAATATGAGCGAAGATATAAAGGTATTAGAAGAATTAATTAACAGATTCGCACTGGTTTCTGTTAATGGTAAAGATGGGGTAAAAGAATATAGGATTCCACCTTTGAAACTAGAAGAAATACAATCCATAGAAAACCTAATAAAAAGAAATAAAGAGCTGGAAGAAATGCACGAAGGAGATTACGAAACTATATGTATAGAAAATAAACATTTGAGAGAAGAAATAGAAAAGTTAGAAGAAGTGATTGAAATTAATGGTTATATAGATTTTCATAAATTATTACAAGATAAAAAACATTATAAAAATTTAGCAAGTGAATATCAAGGAAATTGCATATCAAAATCAGCAATGAAAGAGACAATAGAAGAGATAAAGAAAATGAAATTTAATGACCCACGCTTAAATGGAGCTACAATTGATTTAATAATTTATAGATTTAAAGAATTATTGGAGGATAAATAATATGTGTAAATATTGTGAAAAAGGAAAAGAATTAAGAAGTTGTAATTTTTGTGGAAGTGCGAAAATGGTAATAAGTTGTTCAAAAAAATTTAATATATTAGATATTTGGGGAGATGAAAGTAAGTTTCAAATATTTAAAAAAGTATATAGACCTAGATTTGATATAAATTATTGCCCAATGTGTGGTAGAAAGTTAGGAGATGAAGATAAATAATGACTGTAAAACAATTAATTGATAGATTAAATAAAATAGAAAATAAAGAAAAAGTAGTTTTACATAAATTCAATATGCAAGATAAAGGTTGGGCAAATATAGAATTATTTGATGAATACTATAATGTGTATATAACAGCAGATTGTGAAAGTCCATTTAGCGATGGAGATTAAAGGAGGAGGATTAACAGATGAACTATGACATAACATTTTGCAGTAAAAAAAATTGTAAAAACAAAGAATGTGAAAGAAATCAATGTAATATTGATAAAAAGGATATATATAATGTATATTTTGGAGATTTTGAAAATTGTGAAAATTGGATGGAGGATTAAAAATGAAAGTATCAGAAGCAATAATAATACAAAGAGAATTTATAGCAAATAAATATCATACAAGCAGGAATATTCCCGATTATAAACTTAAAGAAAGTATGAAAACATTAACCAAAGCCTATGATGAATTATGGGAATTTTTAAATGAAACTTATCCAGATATTTTAGATGAATTTATAAACAGCTTGGAGGAATGAAAATGACAGATAAAGAAAAGGAAGCAATTCAAAATTTAAATAGTTTGACAGAACAAATAGAATTATGTTGGCAAGATTTAGATATAGTTTTAAATCTAATTCAAAAGCAAGAAAAAGAAATAGAATTAAGCAATAAAGTAATAGATAAGAGAAATCAAGAAAAGCTAGAATTAGCAGAAATACTCTTAAAGAAAGACAAGATAATAGATTTAATGTTAAATACATTAATTGGATTAGATAGTAATATTGAAATAGTAAAACAACAAGCAAGAATATGTACAGAAGAAAAGAAAAAAGAGGTTTTAAGAATATATGAAAGGAAAGTAGAAAATGGAAGATAAAATCGAAATAAACGAATATGTAAGAACTGAAACAGAAGGAATAGGCAAAGTGATAGATATAAAAGAGAATCCATTAAGATATGTAATAAACGAATATGGCGAAATAGTATTAGCGAATGAAATAGTAAAACATTCTAAAAACATAATTGATTTAATAGAGAAAAACGATTTAGTGAACGATAGTTTTGTAGAAAAAAACAATGGTAAATATTTAGAAACGTTAGATATAGATTATGAATGGTGTTAAGATAGATTTTGGACACGAAAGCGTAGAAATGTTATAATGGTTTTATACGCTTGGAAAGGAGTGTTCAAAATGGCAAAAAATAAGAGTTATGACGAAGAATTTAAAAAGATGATTGTTGAATTATACGAAAGTCACACAACAACAGCAGCAAACATAGTGCGTGAATATGGCATAGGAAGTGCAACATTATATAAATGGGTTGGACAATATGGGAAAATACAAACAACAGATGGAGAAGTAACAAATAACAAAGAAATAAAAAAATTAAAAAAAGAGATAAATGATTTAAAGATTGAAAATGAAATATTAAAAAAAGCCATGGCCATATTCACGCAGAAATAGAAGATAAATTTAAATTTATAGAGGAAAACAAAGGAATATATAACATTAAACAATTATGCAAAGCTTTGAAAATAAGTCGCTCAGAGTATTATTATCATAAAAATCACAGAACAAATGTATATAAAGAAAATAATAGGAAATTAGATGTTGATATATTAAGAATTTATAATGAAAGCAAAAGAAGATATGGTTCACCAAAAATTCAGAAAGTGCTTGAAAAAGAAGGAAAACACGTTAGTGTAAAAAGAATTGGAAAAAGAATGAGATTTTTAAAGATAAAATCTTGTATTGTGAAAAAATATAAACCAGCAAGCAGTAGCAAAAAAGTTGATAGCGATAATAAGGAAAACTTGTTAAATCAGGAATTTGAAGCAAATGAATTAAGAGAAAAAATAGTTTCTGACATAACATATATTTATGTTAGAAATTATGGATGGACATATTTAGCAACAGTTGAAGATTTGTATAGTAGAGCAATAATAGGATATAGCTATGGAAAAACAATAGATGCAGATTTAGTAATAGAAGCAATAAAAAAAGCACAAATGAAGGGAAAATTTAAGAAACAAGCAATATTTCATAGTGATTTAGGTAGCCAATACACATCAAATAAAGTAGAAAAATACTTAAAAGAGATTGGGTTAAGGCATTCATATAGTAAGAAAGGTTACCCATATGACAATGCGTGTATGGAAAGCTTCAATGCCATATTAAAAAAAGAAGAAGTAAATTTAAAGGAGTATGAAACATTTGAAGAAGCAAAATTGGCATTGTTTGAATTTATAGAGGGATGGTATAACAGAAAAAGAATACATTCTACAATAGGTTATAAGATACCTTATGAAATTGAACAAATATCGGCATAAAAATTACACGATTTTGTGTCCAAAAACTTGACATAGATTCAGAATGTTCGAGTATTGGACATATCGAATATATAAGAATATATAATGATAAAATTTATTCTGTTGTAACTCACGAACAACTTAATCAAATAGAATATAAAGTAGAGGAGTGAATGTAATGTTAAAAATGTATTTAATAAGTGTAATAATATGGTTAATAGTATTAAATGCTACAGATAAATTTGCAAAAGAAATAATAAAAAATAAAGATATAGACTATAAAAAATATACAAAAGGAAAATCCAAAACAAATATAAGTTATACATCAATATCATTTATACCAATTATAAGATTAATTTATTGGCTAATAATGATATATGTAATTGGTGCAGATGAAAAATCATTAGATAGATTATTTAATAATTCAGAGGAGGACAAGTAGTATGGAAAATAATATTGGTTATGCAGTAATAACTACTAAAGAATATAAAGAAATGACAGAAGATTATCAAAAGTCAGAAAGAATAGATGAACAAGAAGATGGAAATCAAACAAGTTCAACTATTCTTTAAAACAAAGATAGAATAATAATTAATCCTTTAAAATAAAGGAGGAGGAAAAATGTTAAGAAAAATAAAGTATATATGTGATAAATGTGGAGTAGAATTGGAGAAAAAAGATGACTATGGAATATTTATAAGGAATCCAAATGAAGATACACCACTTAAAAAATATGACTTATGTAGAAAATGTTATAAAGAAATACACAATGAAATAAAGAAAAATTAAAAAATATATTACAAAATATAAAAAATGTGATATAATAAAAGAAAACGGAGAAAAAGCTTATGGAAGATATAATAAAAATAAAATTATGCAACTTCTGTAAATGCCAAAAAAAAGATTGTAAAAATATAAAAGAAAGTAAGCAAGGAACTTGCGAGATATACAAATGTTTAAATTTTGAAACAGACTCTAGTAAAATAAAGCCATATCAAAAATTTAATTATCTAATCAGAAGCAATAATGATAAGATGAAAAATAAGAATATAAGATGGAGTTGAGAAAAATGAATGAAGAAAAATATATTAAATATGCATTTTATGATGAGACTGAAAAATACATAGCAATAGTAGATAAAGATATACCAAAAGAAGATTTACAAAAATTACAAGCAAAATACGATGAAGTAAAATTTAAAGAATAGGCAGGATTTTCTTGCCTTTTTTTGCATAATATGGTAAAATATATGTATATAATTGTATGTAGTGATATATTCTAAATAGAATTATATAAATATTTCGGAATAGTGAAATGGTATCACAAGAGATTTTGATTCTCTTATTTTTAGTTCGAATCTAAATTCCGAAGCCAACTGTAAATAGTATGCAGAATATTAAAAACAAGGATAAGTAAAGGTTAAAACTAATCAAGTTGATACTTTATAGATTAGGGAGTTCTTATGATGGAAGTAAAAGTATAGACTTAAAAAAGCTATTTAAGTTAAAGCCAAATATTCTGCATAGTGTTTATATAAATAGTATATAGTGATATATTGCCTTATGTGAAAATCAGTCATTGACAAAGAGGTAAAAGTTGCAACTCGATATATCATTATATAGTGTCTATATAATTTACATAAAACAGAAAATCGATGAAAGCATTGATACATAAAGCAAAAAATAAAATTAAAGTGTCTAAAATTCCCGAGAAAACACTTTAAAAATGATAAAAATAGAATATTATGTAAAGGAAAAGAAAGAATGGACTATTTAAGTTTTTTATTATGGTTAGCATTAATATTTATATTATCTCCAGTAATAGTTGTAGCAGCATTTATAGTATTATTTATTATAGCTGCAATTATAGGTATTGTTTTAATAGTTCCGTTTATGTTAATAGTAAAAATAATAGATTGGATTGCAAGTAAATGAGTAGATTTATAACAGAAAATAAAGATGAAACTTATCTAGAAGAAATAGAAAGTATTGAAATATGCAAATGGAGATATAATGAAGTATGTTGCAATGATGAATGCGATTGTGTGGGAGATTATCCAAATTCAGTATATATAGATTGCAAATGTAATTCAATAAAAGAATGTAAGCATTTTGAAAAAGAAGATGGAATAATAAATTAAGGAGATTTTTATGGAGATAGTAAAAGTAAAAATAAGTGAATTAAAACCCTATGAGAAAAATGCCAAGATACATACAAAAGAACAAATAGAACAAATTAAAAAATCAATAGAAAAGTTTGGAATGAATGACCCTGTACGGAATATGGAAGGACAATACAATAATTGAGGGACACGGAAGAGTTGAAGCATTAAAACAATTAGGTTATGATGAAGTAGAATGCATAAGATTAGACCACTTAACAGATGAAGAAAGAAAAGCATATACATTAGCACATAACAAACTAACAATGAACACTGATTTTGATTTTGACATATTAAACGATGAATTATTAGATATTGAAACTATTGATATGGCTGATTTTGGGTTTGACTTGAATTTAGATATTGAACCATTAGAATATAAAGAAGAAGATGATGAGCTCCCATCAACAGAAAGCAAAGAGAAAAAAGAAGTTGAATGTCCTAATTGTGGATTGAGGTTTACACCTATTGAGTAAAAATTTTGGAATACCATATATGGGGAGCAAAAACAGTATAGCGGTAGATATTATAAATAAATTACCAACAGGAAATAGATTTGTAGATTTATTTGGTGGTGGCTTTGCAATGAGCCATTGTGCATTATTAAGTAATAAATATAATTATGTTTTATATAATGAATTTAATCCGTTATTACCACCACTAATTAAAAAAGCAATAAAAGGTGAATATGATTATAAGGTATTTAAGCCTGAATTTATTACTAGAGAAAAATTTAATGAATTAAAAGAAAAAGATGGATATGTAAAATATATATGGAGTTTTTCAAATGGTGGAAAAGCATATTTATTTGGAAAAGATATAGAACATAAAAAAGAAAGCATACATAATTGGTGCGTATTTAATATAAAAGATGAATGGATGAATAAATATTTTTATGATATAGATAAATTTATAAAAACAGATGATATAAAAGCACGAAGAATTTTATGGAAAAGATATACTGAAATAATAAGAAAAAATAAAACAGATATAAGAAGAATACAACAACTAGAACAACTAGAACGACTAGAACGACTACAAACACTTCAGCAGTTACAACAACTAGAACGACTACAAACACTTTCAATAGTTCAAGGCAGTTATGATGAATATGAATATAAAGAAGGTGATGTAGTTTATTGCGACCCACCTTATGAAGCCACTGCTGAATATAGCGGTGGTTTTGACATTAAGAGATTTTATGATTGGGCTTATTCAAGACCATATAAAATATATTTTAGTTCTTATAACAATATATCAGACAAAAGATTTAAGATGATATGGGCAGAAGGTAAAAGAAGTTTAATGGCTGGAGCAGTAGGAAATAATAAAAAGTATGAATGCTTATACACAAATAAGGAGTAAATAAAATGATAGAAAAAGTAAACCCAAAACATCCTGATAAAGTAGCAGATAGAATTGCAGGAGCAATAGTAGATTTAGGATATAAGTTGCAAGAAAATCCTAAAATAGCAGTAGAGGTATTAATAGGTCACGGAAATTGTAAAATAATAATAGAAAGTTCGGTACAATACAATGAAACAGATATTTTTGACATAGTATATAGAATAGCAGAAACAAACAATATAAAAGTAGAAGTAATATTAGCAAAACAAGATGTAAAACTTGCTAAAAATCAAGATGGGAAAATAAGATGTGGAGATAATGGAATATTTAAAGGAATGCCATTAACAGAAGAACAAAAAGAAATATCAAAAGTAGCAAGATTTTTATATGATAATTATAATAGCGATGGAAAGTATATATTAGACAAAAATAAATTAATAATATGTCAAAGTAATGCAAGTAAAGATAAAATACATAATATGTTTAATACAACTAATTATTATACAATAGTAAATCCATTAGGAGAATGGACAGGTGGAATAAATGTAGATACAGGAGCAACAAATAGAAAACTTGGAAGTGATATGGCAGATGCCGTAACTGGTGGAGGATTACACGGAAAAGATTTATCAAAAGCGGATGTATCAGTAAATATATATGCACATTTAAAAGCACAGCAAACAGGCAAACCAGTAGAATTATGCTGCGCAATAGGTGATGAAGAAATAGATGGAAAACCTTATTCTGAGATAGCAGAAATAGCGAAAGAATATATAGACAACTTGGGTGGATTTGAAAAACTAGCAGAATGGGGATTATATTAAAAGTAGGTGATTAAATGCCGGCAGGTAGACCAAAAATACAATTAGATTATAATGCAATAGAAAAATTATCAATGATGATGTGTACTCAACAAGAAATAGCCTCTTATTTAGGCTGTTCAGTAGATACATTGCAAAGAGATGAAAAATTTTGCGGTTTATATAAAAAGGGACAAGACAATGGCAAAATGTCTTTAAGAAGAATGCAATGGGAAAGTGCCAAAAAAGGAAATGTAACAATGCAAGTTTGGTTAGGCAAACAATATTTAGGGCAAAGAGACAATATAGAAATTGAATCAAAAGAACTAACAAAAGTAGAAGAATTATTAAATAAAATTGATGAGGAAGCTAAAAAATGATAATATCAGATAAGCAAAAAGAATTTATTAGAAATGCTAATCATAGATATAATATAAAGATAGGTGCTAGAAGATGTGGTAAAACATATTTAGATATATTATATTTGATACCTAAAAGAATAATAGAGAGAAAAGGAAAAGATGGATTAAACGTTATTTTTGGCGTCTCCAAAGGGACAATAGAAAGAAATGTATTGCAGCCATTAAGAGAAATATATGGAAAAGATTTAATAAGCTCTATAAGTTCACAAAATATTGCAATATTATTTGGAGAAGAAGTATATTGCTTAGGATGCGAAAAGGTAAATCAAGTAAGTAAAATACAAGGTACAAGTATTAAATATGCTTATGGGGACGAAATAGCAAAATGGTGTCAAGAAGTCTTTATAATGATACAAGCTTCATTAGATAAGCCATATAGTTGCTTTGATGGAGCATTAAATCCTGAAAGTAATACACATTGGTTTAAGACTGATTTTTTAGACCAAGTAGAAACAAAGGGGCTTGATGTATATATACAAAGCTATACTATATTTGATAATCCATTTTTACCAAAAGAATTTGTTGACAATTTATGCAAAGAATACGAAGGAACAGTATATTATAACAGATTGATATTAGGACAATGGTGCAATGCAGAGGGATTAATATATAAAAGATTTGCAGATAATCCACAAAAGTATAAATGGACTAATAAGAAAGAAAATGGCGAATATGATTTACCTGAAGGATATACAATTATTGGAATAGATTATGGAGGCAATAAATCAGGTCAAGCTTTTGTATGTACTAGAATAAGTTATGATTTTAAATATGTTATAGCATTAGGAAGTGAAAGACATATGGGAGACATAGACCCTGATGATTTATTTGAACTACAAATAGATTTTGCTAAACGAATGGAATATAAATATAATTGCAAAATAGATTATATGCTACCTGATAATGAAGAAGTTGTAATTATAAGAGGCTTAAAGAATGGAGCATCATCAAGAGGAATAAATGCAATTGTAAGGGGATGCATAAAAGAGCCAATAAATGATAGAATAGATTGTGAAAGAACAATGATTGCTTATGATATATTTTATTACATAGAAGAAGAATGTAAAACATTAGTAGAAGCATTATCAAGTGCATTATGGGATGACGATGCAAAAGAAGATACAAGGCTAGATGATTTTACAAGCGATATTGATACATTAGATGCTTTTGAATATTCTTTTACTAGATATATGAGAGCAATTAATGATATGATTGAGAGGAGAAGAAAAGTATGTTAAGAAATGTATGGCTATGGATATTGAACAATGTGTTTCATATCTCTACAGAAACAACAACAAAAGAGTTAGAAGATAATCAAAAATATTCAGTTGAATATGAAAGAATTGATGAAATAAACTTTAATTCTATATTTAGCAATAAACTTGCTAATTATGTAATAAGTGATAGCAACTTAAATATCACAGGAGAAAATGAAAGAGCTGATTTATTAAATAAAATAGGTCAATCATTATGGAAAAAGATGAAAAAAATAACATCAATGGGATTTGGATATGGCGGTATATTTTTAGTTCCTTATGTTAAAGGCAATAAACTATTTTATAGTGTTGTGCCTCAAGGAAGAGTAATAATAGACAATACAGATGGCGATTTAATAACGGGAATAACAATACTAGCAGAAAAAAAAGTAATAACGCAAGCAATCGGACAAGATAAAGTATATATGCGTTGGACTAATTATAGATTAGAAAATGGTAATTGCATTATAGAACAAAAATTTACAGATGAAACAGGAAGACAAATACCAATTCCGAGTTTTTGGCAAAACATAATGTTAAAGCAAACAATAACAAATGTTGATAGAGTGTTAGCAGGATATATTAAATCTCCAATAAATAATCGTAAATCAAATGATAAATACGGAGTACCAATAACATATGGTTGCGAAGCAACAATAAAAGAAATAAAAGAATGTATGAAACAATTACAAAGAGAATATGAATTAAAACAAGCTTTTGTTGGTGCTGATAGTACAATGTTTAATGGAAAAGACGCATTGCCATTAAATGGATTATTTAAAAAGATAGATAGTGGAGAAGATACATTTTTTGAAGTATTTGACCCAGCATTTAGACCTTATACAGATAGATTACAAGAATTGTATAAACGTTTGGAACACGAAATAGGTACAAGTGCAGGAATAATAAGTGAAGTACAAACGCAAAATGCAACTGCAACAGAAATTAAAAAAGCTATGTATGATACGTTCACGATAACCGATGACATGAGATCGAATATAGAAAAAGGATTAGAAGATTTCTTTTATGCTTGCAATGTATTAGCAAATGCTTATAATTTAAGTGCTATGGGAGAATATGAATTGGGGTATGATTGGAGTTACTCATTATTAGAAGATACACAAGCAGAATTTAATCAATTAATGCAAGCAGAAAGTAGAGGAATAATTGATACAGTAGAAATAAGACAATGGTTAAAACCTAACGAAACACTAGAAGAAAGTCAACAAGCAATAGATAAAATAAAACAAGAAAATCCAAGTATTAGTGATTTAATTGGAAGTAAGGTGGAAGAATAAATGGAAAAGATTTATTTAACATTTGAAGAACTAACTTATTTAATAAATAAATATAAAATACCACATAATGTAAGATTGTTAAGTGATAGTGGTTGGGAATGTAGTGCAACAGATATGTGTGGAGTTTATTATAATAAACAAAGAAATATAATTGTATTTACTCAAGAATTTAACGAATTTGAAAAAAACTACACACAAGAATATGGTTGGATAAAATTAATTGGAGAATGAGGTGGAAACCTTGCTAAATGATAGAATTATAAATATATTAACAGAACGATTGAAATAAAATATAGAAAATGATATAATAAATATAGGCTAGGTTAGAGTAATTAACTAACTGAAAGCACAACTCCAATCGTGTTGCCTATATTTATTTTTTTGATTGGAGAGATTGGAGAATTAAATATGGAAGAAATATGGAAAGATATTAAAGGATATGAGGGATTATACCAAGTTAGTAATTTTGGAAATATAAGAAATAAAAGAACTAATAAAATAAAAATACCTTATAAATGTAAAAATGGATATATGTATGTTAGTTTATATAAAAACAACAAATCTAAAAATAAATTAATTCATAGATTAGTTGCTGAAACATTTTTTAAAAACAAAAATAATTATACAGATGTAAATCATATAGATGGGAATAAATTAAATAACAAAATTGAAAATTTGGAATTTTGTACAAGAAGTTATAATTTAAAAGAAGCATATAGATTAAAATTGAGAGAACCTGTTTATTTAATGCTTAATAAAAAAGATGAGTTATGTCCAAATTCAAAGAAGATAAATCAGTATGACTTAAATGGTAAATTTATCAAAACTTGGGGAAGTCAATTAGAGATTGAAAGACAATTAGGTATATGCCACACTAATATATCAAATTGTTGTTTGAAAAAAGAAAATAAATCGATAAAAGGATTCCAATGGAGATTTTTTAATAATGATTTTGACATTGATATAAATCCATTAAAAATAAAAACAACTGCAAAAAAAATAGTTCAATATGATTTACAAATGAATTTTATAAAAGAATGGAATAGTATAACAGAAGCTTCGAAAGAATTGAACATATGCCACACAACTATTTCTAAAAATGCATTAGGGAAATATAGTCATGCTGGTGGGTATATTTGGAAATATTTGGAGGTAGAAAATGATAGATGAGAAAGATATAGAAACATTAACTGAAAGATTGGTAAGAAGAATTGAAGAAGCAAATATTTATTTTCTAAAGCAAATTGGTAATAACATAAAACAATTTAAAGGTTTATCTTCAAGCGATGCCCATAAATTATCTCAAATATTGAAATACAATGGCAATTATAATGAAATAATAAATAAAATTTCAAAATTAACCAATATAAACATAAAAGAAATTGACGAAATATTTAGCGAATTTGCAAAAACAGACCAAAGGTTTTTTAAAGAATTTTATGAATACAGAAATATAAAATTTATACCATACAATGAAAATAAAGCATTAATTAATCAAGTGAAAGCATTGGCAACAATAACAAAACAAGAAATGTATAATTTTTCAAGAACGCAAGCATTAGGCTATTCGATAAGAGATTTATATGGAAATGTTAAATTTACAGGATTAAAAGAAACATATAACAAAGTATTAGATGAGGCAGTTCTTAATGTGAGTCGAGGCGTAGACACTTTTGATAATGCTATGTCAAGAATAATGAAAGACATAGGAGAAAGTGGCTTAAAAACATTAGACTTTGAAAGTGGTAGAAGTATAAGATTAGATAGTATGGTAAGGCAACATTTACAAAATTCATTAAGAAATTTGCATAATGAAATGCAAAAAGAGTTTGGAAAAGAATTTAGTTCAGATGGAATAGAAGTATCACATCACTTAAACCCAGCACCAGACCACGAATTTATAGATGGGCAACAATTTTCAAATGAAGAATTTGACAAAATAAATAGTGAATTAAAAAGACCTGTTGGAGAATTAAATTGCAACCACTACATATTTCCAATAATATTAGGTGTAAGTAAACCTGAATATACAAAAGAACAATTAGAAGAAGATAAACAAAAAAACAAAGAAGGATTTGAAATAGACGGAAAACATTATACATTATATGAGGGTACGCAACTTATGAGAAAAATGGAGACAACAGTTAGAAAAACAAAAGACACACAAATAATAGCAAAAGCAAGTGGTAATAAAGAATTAGTTGCAGATAGTCAAAGGAAAATCACACAATTAACACAGAAATATAAAGAATTGTCAAAAATAAGTGGACTTCCAACCAAAATGGAGAGAATGCGTGTTTCAGGATACAAAAGAGTAAATGTAAATAAAATGTAAAAGAAAGGATTGATTTGATTATGAAAGATATTGAAATTAAAATATCAAAAGAAACAAGAATGGTAGACTTAACAAAAACTATAATAGGCAACGAAAGTGAAAATTTACAAGGTAATTTAATATTTTCATTTACAGATGAATTTGTAGATGGAAT